AATGTGACGGCTTTCCGGCGCCGGTTTCGTGCGCCTTTCGCGAGGTCTGCGAGATTGAACCGCACGGATCACGCTTCGATGTCGCGACAGGTCACTTGACCGTCAGCTTCCAACCATACCGGGCAAGGAGCGAGACGCCGCGTTCGCGGACGTATTCAGCTAAACGAGGCGACACTTTGTTGCAAGCCAACGTCACAAGATACAGCGCCCAAATCGCACGCATGAACCACGGACGCTGCATGGCTACCAGCTTAACGTCAAGATTGGCCATCACTCATCTCCTTGGGCACGACGGGCGGCAATGTTGCGCATCTGCTCAATAATCGCAGGATCAAGGCCACTTTCGGCTGCCGCGTCGATCAATGCCTGAGCATCATTGGCAGCACGACGCGCGGGGGCGCTTCCATCGCCACCCGCCGTCGCCTGAGATTCTGGATCACCTCCCTTCGCTTGAATAGCAGACGGGTCGCTCCCGTCGTCTTCGGGGTCGAGCCCGAACCGGATGTCTTCGGGTAGCTTTGCGAGCGCGTCGGCAAGGCCGGGCATGTAGCCGCGCTCTTCGATCAGGTTCTGGACGGCCCGAGCCAGTGCCTCCTGAGGCACAAGCCCGCTATCAATCAGCTTGCCGATCGCATCCATGAGCAGGTCGAAAGTCTCAGCCTCTTCCTTCTCGGTCGGCTTGCGGAGCGGCGCCCAGACCCACCACACGTCATCCGGCTTGGCCACGCCAGCCGAGCGCAGAAGCAACGGATCCAGCACCTCAAGGCAGGGGCGGGTTTCGTTCTCCTGACCGTCACCAATGGCGTCCCACCAGTTGGCAAGGTCATGCTCGCCCGTGGCGTTCATGCCGCCAGGCGAGGTGCCAAACAGGCGAGTGACCGGGATGTCAGCCACGGCCGCCGCGCGCTTGTCCAGCGTGTCGAGATAGGCCGGGATGCCTGACCAGTTGATCTGGTAATCGTCAATTTTTTCGCCAGGATCATCAGCGCCAGTACCTGAGCGATAAACTGTCGCGTTCAGGCTGCTTTCCCCGGTCGCGATCAGCGCGACGCGCTCATTGAGCTGCTGCCTGCCTGCCTCGGTAGCCACGAGGTCGAGCAAGTCAGGGATGCCGATGCGCAGGAGCTTTGCCTTGCGGACCAGCTGCACAAACCATTGCTGCGCTTGGTCGCTGTTCTGCACCTCCTTAAAAACGCGGAGCAGGCGGCAATCGCCCCAGAACGCGTCCTCATCGCTGATTGCGCCGCCAGCCGGGACGGGCTCGCCACGGAAACAGATGACGCGGCTCGGGTGGATGCGGTCCTCGCTGCCCGTCGCGCCGTTTATTTGGAACATCCCCGGCTGGCGATAGGTGGGAGATGCAAGATTGGTATCGAAGTCGCGGGCGCTGATTTCCCAGCGCGACGCCACATTGATTGCGACAATGCCGCCCTCGCTGACCATTTCCGGCGTCAGGGGCTGGTCGTGACTGCCCGCCGTGACGATGATGAGCGCACCGCCACCTACACCACGAAGCACCTCAGCCTGCTTGACCTTGGCACGCAGCCCGAGACGCTTTTCCTCTTTCTCCACGGCCGCGATCGTCTTCTTATCGGCCTGCCAATCGCGCCATTTCTGCGTGCGGTCAGCGGCCGGGATCTGAATGATCTTACGAAGAAGACCGGACTCCATATAGGCCGCGAGCGCCAGCTGATGGCTGAAAACGCTGGGAAGAATACCCTGACGGCCCGCGAACGGGTTGAGGCGGGATGCGAACGCAATGGCATTCGTGAGGCTGTCGGTGATCCACGCCATGGTGATGGGCTATGGTGGCGGGCAGGCCGCAGTTACCGCCGTTAGAGCAGCCCCCCGGTAGTGTGGCGTGTCTTACCGAGCATCAATTCTGTCAGCGCCCACACCAGCGCGTCGGCCCGGTCAGGTGATCCGTCCCCGACATAGCCAGACGGCGTAAAATTGCTCATCTGGTCCTCAAGATCGGGGAAGTCGCCAACGTGGCTGACCTTGCCCTGCTCGTACAGCGCGGCGATCGGCTCGGCGCGAATGACCTTGCCACGCGTCGCCGTCACCTCCTTGAAGCTGGCCTGCCGGTCGACGGTGTTGATGATCGCCTGCACCATTGCGCCGCCATAGTTACGCTCGGCAATGATCCGGTCGGCGTCGTATCGCTTGTACAGGTCAACCGCGCGCCGCGCCCAGCCTTCCGGGCTCATGTTGCAGGTTGCATCCTCCAGCACATAGGCACGGCCATCCACGCCCAGTCCAGCGACGATGATGCCGATGTCGTCTCCCTTGCCGTCGCCCTTGGTGCCGCTGGGGTCGACCGCCACGACGATCCGCTGCATCGTCGGCTTCTGGGCCGCCGTGATGCGTGTCCGATCGATGCCGGGTATCTCGCGGCCATCCTCCGCCGTTCGATCCTCAAGCGCCCACAGAGCGCCTGCGACCTCCGAGGCCCATTCCCCTGCCTCGAAGCGCAATCGCTGCGCAGCGGACATGCTGGCGAGGATTTCGAAGTATTTGGCCGGTAGGTTCTGGCTGTTGTCGCGCGGGTTGAGCTGCATCTCGACGTAATCGTCCGGGTTGGGCAGCTTCTCCTTGGTGCCGGGCTTCATCTTCGAGCGGAAGACCACGTAGCTCCAGTGCAGCTTAGACGGCGGGTTGCAGTCGAAATAGGCCTTGAGCGCGAGGTGCGTCCGGCCAGTTGCAGCCGCGATCTCAGGCGCAAGCTCGACGTTCTGCGCAAGACGCGACATCGCCATTTCGACCGAGCCCCATGCTATCTGGGATGACTCGTTGAAATACAGGGTGGCAAACTCCTGACCGAGCACCTTCTCCACGCGTTCCTTGTCGTCTAGGCCGCCAATCCAGATCTGCGAGCCGTTCGGCAACTCGACATAGAAATCGGTGCGGTTCCACGACACGCGCAGGGTCGGGAAGCACAGCTTCAGCACCTTGGGCATCGTGTCGGACCAGATCGACGTCTTCGCGTGGTTGAAGCGGAAACGCCAGATCGCATGACGGCTACCGGGGGCGTTGATAGCGCGTTGAAGGATCGCCCTTACCAGTAGGAAGGTTTTGCCCGATCGCGATCCGCCACGCAGCATGATATTGCCCGCTTCGGATGCCAGCAGGCGGTTAGCGTCGCGCTGGCGGGGGGTTAATTGGGCCGCCATCTATCTAGCGAGAAACCATGTTATCGCTAGAAACAACTGGCAAATTTGAGGTCATTACAGCCCCGCATCTTCGCTGTTGACGGTGATGGCGACGCCGCCCGTGTGCTCGTGCTCGATCTTGTCGCCATAGACCTTCGGCCGCAATTTACCGGCCATCCACTTGCGAGCCTCGATGCGTAGTTTCGACCGCTGAATATGCTCGTGGTTCAGGATCTCCTCGGTCGATCCGTCTTCCCGGCGCCGTTCCATCCAGTCGTTCGAACCGTCGTCAGCGATGTCCAGCATCTCGTCAAACAGGGCGTCAGCCTGGGCCTCGCGCGCACGCGCGTAACGCTCCCGGAAGTCGGCGAAACGCTCATCCGCCAACCAACGGAAAACGGTCGACTGCGACGGCATGCCCTCGTCGCTGCAGATGGACCGAAGGCTACGTGCGTCAGCCAATGCGTCGCAGATTTTGTCCGCGATCTCTTCAGAATAGATCATGGAAGCACCACCGTCTGGCGAGGATCTTTGGCAAGCTTAGCCCAAGCTCCAACATACCAATCATAGAATGATTTTGTATCACCCCACACCCGTTCAACAAGCGCGATCGTAGCCTGTGGTATTGTATCAATCCAATAATCATATGGCTTGATCGCCGCGATGTTGAGAGCAATGCGTTCTGCTTGTGCTTCGGTTGAAGACACCGTGCCTCCAGCGATATTGGTAAGCCCGACCCCGTCCGCAATCAAACCGCGCTCCATTGCGAAGGCATCTGCCTCACTTAGATCGACAGCCACGAAATCCACGCGGACATTTTGTCCACCCGCAATTATCTCGGCGATCCTACGGCATTTGGCACCATTATCGATGACGCCGCGACGAACATTCGCAGCATGGGTATAGGCACGGCGCCCCGTCCCCTTGCCGATATAGAACGGCTGGTCGTCTCGTGGGTCAACAAGGCGGTACACGTAGAACCGCTGTTGCTTGGGGGTCACGACACCACCCCCGGCAACACCACCTGCCCAGTCTTGCGGTAGACCTCACGAGCCTCATCCAGCGCCGATCCACCCGCCATGGCCATCCACGCCACAAGCCGGTCGGTCCGCGCGCCATAGACCCGCTCCAGCTTACGCCAGCCGCCTTTGATGAATGTGGTCGCAAACTCACCGGGCTCACCGGGTAGCGGCAATGGGGCCTTGGTCGATTGTCCGAGCATCAACGTCATATCACCTTCCCTTAGGCGTCGATGAGGCCACCATTGGCCTCCGTTGCGAGTTCCAGAAATTCGAGGCGGACCGACTTTGTCGCGCGGTTCCAGGCGTGCTGGATCGTGGTCAGCTGTCGGTGCGCAGGATCGTCGTCTTCCATCGGCAGCCGCTGCTCGATCGCAGCCTTGTGTTCGATCGCGGCAATGCGGGTTTCGCGGGGGTCGAGGTGACCAGCCTTTGCGTCCTTCAGCACACGCAGCGCCTCATCGGCCGGTAGCGTGGCCACCGCCTCATGATGCTGGAACGTCAACGCCGTGTCCCTCATGTGCGGTGGGAAGGCTGCCGCCACCTTGGCAGCCGACTTCAGCGCCTTCGGTGCGATGCCCAGCTCGTCGGCCAGGAAGTCGAACCCCGCCTGATCAACAAAGCGTTCAAGCCCAACATTCAGCCAGTCAGCCAAAAGCCAGCTGGCTTTTTCACGATCAGCGAGCAGCCGTTTGCCCTCTGCCACCCATGACTGAAACCCAGTTATGTCAGATACGCTCGGAGGCAGGACAGTCATAAGCGCGTTCATTGTGCCGCCTCCACCTTGCTCAGGTCGTCGCTCATGCTGCGTCTCCACGGGTTGCATCCCGGATCACCGCATCCCGCACGGCAATGCCGAAAGGGTCGGTGAGGCGGACTTTTGCGGGGCTGTACGGCTCGACCATATCGGATGGCAGCCGCAATCGGCGGTCCACCAAGTAACCGGCTCCAACGATGAAAGACGACTGCCGAACATGAC